AATGCTGATGGTAATCGCGAGCCAAGCCCTTCGGGGAAGGTGTAGAGACTAGACGGCTGACACCCCTAGCGGGTGAAGGGATAGTCCAGACCACAAACGTCTATGACGGCGGCGAAAGCCGTAGATGGTACGGAAAGCACTTGTACAGGGTGAAATTGATACCTTCGTTGGTTTCAAATTCATCGTCACAAACCGGCTAACTGATGACGGTACTTCACGCCAGTGCATTGCATGGGCTGAAGACGGTTTGAAGCTAGCCATTGGTAAAGATGTCAACGCCAGGATTTCTGAGCGTGCGGACAAAAGCTATGCCACGCAGGTCTATTACTGCATGTCCATAGGTGCGTCTCGCATGGAAGAAACCAAGGTCGTTGAGATCGCCTGCAACGAGTAAGGGAGGATTAGATTATGGCTAACGTAAATCAAACCCTCGCTAGCAACTTCGTTGCAGACCCGAAGGTAATGTCTCCGGTCAACCAACTTCACGGCCGGATGCGTGTTGCGTGTGGGACCATCGCTCTTGCAGCTGGTGATCTCTCCGCATCCGACACGGTTATGCTGTGTCCGGTGCCGACGGGTGCTTCAGTTGTCAGCATCAAGCTGTTCAACGACGACCTTGACTCCGGTTCGACCAACACCTGCGACGTTGGTCTGTTCACGGCGGATGGAAACGTGACTGCGAAGGACGATGATTGCTACGCAAGTGCAATCACTGATCTTCGCGCTGCGGTGACCACCGGCACGGAAGTCGCGTTCGAAGCGCGGAACATCAACCTGATGGGGCAGAAGGTATTCGAAGATGCTGGCGACAGCAGCGATCCTTCGACCCACTACCTCATTGGCCTCACGTTCGATGCCGCTGGCGACACTGCCGGCGACCTCTCGTACGTTGTGACCTACGTTGTAGACTGATTGAGAGGGGGGGCTTTGCCTCCCCTTTCTTTTTTTAAGGAAAATTGGATGCCGAAAATTGTTGGTTACAAGACCAAAGCAAAACCCATGCGTTCTTCCAAAAAACGTAAATCCAAAAAGAAGAAGAAAAAATAATGGCGAACAAACCAAAGCGCGGCTTGTACGCAAACACACACGCCAAGCGAAAACGCATCAAAGCAGGTTCCGGTGAGAAGATGCGGAAACCCGGAAGCAAGGGTGCGCCGTCTGCAAAGGCATGGCGTCAATCTGCCAAAACAGCCAAAAAACGGAAATAGCCCATGACGTCTGACGTTGATATTTGCAACGCCGCGCTAAACACGCTTGGCGCAAACACGATAGTGTCGCTGACAGAAGACAGTGTGCCTGCACGGCTGTGCAATCAACGTTACGAATCTGTTCGTGATGCTGTGTTCCGCTCACATCCGTGGAATGCGTTGATCAAACGCCAGCAGCTTGCAAGAGACGACGCAGGTCCAGCCTACCTCTACACCTACGCGTTTACGTTACCGGGTGATTGTCTGCGTGTGCTGGGTATATCTGACGGCACGGCAGAATGGCCGACCGAAGATTTTGATTTCCAGATTGAAGGCCGCAAGATCGTCACCGACGAAGATGACATTTATCTGAAATATATCAGCCGGGTTACTGACCCTAACGAGTACGACACGCTGCTGCGCGAAACCCTGTCAGCAAAAATAGCAGCTGAACTCGCGTATTCGTTAACCGCCTCAAACGGTGTCGCATCAACATTTATCGAAGCATACAATTCAAAACTGGCGGAAGCCCGTTTTGTAGATGGAACGGAGGGCAAGCCTGCGCAGATGGAAGCTGATACGTGGTTGCGGTCACGGCTTTAGCACATGCGCGTTTCGTTTAACTTCACGAACTTTACCGCAGGCGAGTTTTCGCAGCGCCTTGATGGCCGAACTGATCTGCAAAAATATTTTAGCGCGTGTAGCAAACTGGAAAACATGGTGCCGCACCCGCACGGTGGTGCAATGCGCCGTCCCGGATTCAAGTTTGTCCACGAAGTTAAAGACAGTTCTGCAAAAACCCGCATCATCCCGTTCGAGTTTTCGACCGAACAAACCTACGTCATAGAAGTTGGAAATTTATATTTCCGTTTTTACAAAGACGGCGGTGCGATACTGGAAGCCAACAAGACTATCACCGGCATTACTCAAGCCAATCCAGCTGTTGTAACGTCCAACAGCCACGGCTTTTCTGACGGCGATTGGGTTTATATCGATAGCATTGCCGGCATGACGGAGTTGAATGGCCGCACGCTGAAGGTTGCAAACAAAACAACGAACACGTTTGAACTGACTGACACAAACGGTACAAACATCAATTCGTCGGGCTTTACCGCCTATTCTTCAGCCGGCACAGCCGCACGCGTTTACACTGTCGCGCATACCTACACGACCGCACAGATACCTGACATTACGTTCGCGCAATCTGCAGACGTGATGTACCTCTGCCACGAAGCGCATGAAGTCGCAAAGCTAACGAGGACAGGACACACCGCGTGGACTTTAACAGATGTCGACTTTGAAGGTGGGCCGCTGGAATCTGCTAATGAAAACGGTGGTGTATCAAAAACGCTGAACCTCACGCCGTCTGGTACAAGTGGAAGCGTCAACATTACAGCGTCGGCAAGCCTGTGGGCGTCTACCGACGTTGGTCGCTTTGTAAAATTTAACGGCGGGTTTGCAAAAATAACGGCGTTCACATCGGCAACCGTTGTTGTGGCGACGACCAGCACCAACTTTACCAACACTGACGCCACGGCGTCATGGGAGTTGGGTGCGTGGTGCGATACCAACGGCCACCCGCGTACTGTCAGTTTTTACGAACAACGCCTTGTGTTTGCCGGCACAACGACGTTTCCGCAAACGTTGTATTTTTCAAAGTCTGGCGACTACGAAAACTTTACTGCCGGCACAAATGCTGACGACGCAATGATCTATACAATTGCGTCCAATCAGGTAAACGCTATTCGCTGGATGTCGCCGATGCGGTCTTTGTTGATCGGCACGACCGGCGGTGAATTTGTGGTGCGTGCGTCCGGCACAGATGATGCAATCACACCGACAAACATACAGATCAAGCGTCAGACAAACTACGGCTCTGCCAGCATACTGCCCGTCCAAGCAGGGTCTGCAACGCTGTTTGTGCAACGTGCAAAACGCAAACTGCAGGAACTTACCTATCAGTTCGAAACAGATGGCTACGTTGCGCCTGATCTAACGCTGCTTGCTGAACACGTCACCGAGTCAGGTATTGATGAAATGGCGTTCCAATCGCAACCTGACAGTATTGTCTGGTGCGTGCGGGGTGACGGCCAGCTGGCAGGGATGACCTACCGCCGCGAAGAAAATGTTGTCGGGTGGCATAGGCACCTGCTGGGTGGTTTTAACACCACGTCGTTTGATTCTTCAGACAGTTCTGTGGTCGTCGTTGGTTCCGAAAATATTGTCATATCAAGCCACGGGTATTCGACCGGCGATGAAGTCGTTTACGACGCGGCAGGTGGCACCGCGATTGCAGGTCTGACTGACGGCACCACGTATTATGTTTTTGTGGTCGACTCCAATACAGTGCGGTTAGCGGCCACAGAACGGCAGGCAAGAATTGGTGCGGTCATCAACCTGACAGCGGTTGGTACAGGCACACAGCTGCTTAAAAGCGCAGCTGTAGTCGAATCAATCGCAACCATTCCCGGCGATCTTGATCAGGACGACGTTTACATCATTGTTAAACGCACCATTAACGGGACGACAAAACGCTACGTCGAAATTCTGGGTGACTACGACTTTGGCGACACGCCGGTTGCGGCGTTTTTTGTGGACAGCGGCCTGACGTATTCCGGCACATCGACGTCCTCACTGTCCGGTCTGCATCATCTCGAAGGCCAGACAGTGCAGGTACTTGCAGACGGTGCAGCGCATGCCGACAAAACGGTGTCATCCGGTGCGATTACGCTTGATCGTGCGTGTACGAACGCAGCTGTCGGGCTTCAATTCAATTCGGTTTTGCAAACCATGCGTCTGGAAGCTGGCGCAGAAGATCAGGTGGCAGCTGGTAAGACCAAACGCATACACGGCGTGACAGCACGCCTGCATGAAACTGTCGGCGCACAGATTGGTTCAAGTGCCACGGCAAATGACATTATACCGTTTCGTTCATCTGCTGACGCAATGGACGCGCCGCTGGGTCTGTTTAGCGGCGACAAGAATATTGAATTTAGAACTGGCTACGACAATGACGGCTTTATTTTTGTGACGCAGACACAACCGCTGCCGCTCACTGTGCTGTCAATTGTTGCACGGCTTAACACCTTCGACGCAGTGGCAAGGACATCATAATGGGTATTGAGGTAGCTATCGCAGCCAGCGTGGCGTCTGCCGCCGTTGGTGCATATGGGCAGATGCAAGGCGCAGCTGCAGCGCGTCGTGCCGGCGCATTTTCGCAGGGCATGGCAAATCGCGAAGCCAAGATACTTGAACATCAGGCAGAAACTGCGCGTCAACTGGGCGACTACTCTGCGTGGCAGTTTATGGATCAGTTTGAGGAAAGTCAGGACGCAACGACCGTGGCTTATTTGAAGAACGGTGTTGAGCTTAAAGGCACCCCGCTTGATGTTTTGGCTGAAAACGCAGGGCAGGCTGAAATTCAGCGACAAGGCATTCTGTGGAATGCCGAGTTGCAGTCAAAGCAGATTGCAGACAGCGCCGTTCTGCGCCGCATGGAAGGTCAACTTGCTGCGATGAAGGGCCGACAGGTAGCGCAGGCTGCTACCGTTAAGGCGTTTGGTAGCCTGTTATCCGGGGCTGGTCGTGCCGGTGAACTTTACGCGAGGTTATAGATGGCTGTAATTCGCAAATACCGCTCCAACATTGGTGCATCGCTGCAACCCATTGCAGCGGGATCGACCGCGCGTATACGCCTTGATCCGGCATCACAAGCAAACTTGGCATCCGCGCCGTTCACACAGGTAGCGCAGGGCATCGATGCGGTCGGCAAGTACGCAGAAAAAATCTTCGAGCTTGATCAGGCGGCGGAAAAAAAGAAACGCGAGGCAATCATCCTGTCACGCAGTCTTGATCTTGAAACGTATTACAAGACCAGCCCAAACCCGTCTGCTTTTGATAATGCCAGAGAAACTTTTTACTGGGACGCAACGCAGAACAAACACGTCAAACACCTGCATCCAAGCGACAACAAACCGCTGCAAACTTTCACTAATCAGTGGAAAAAGGTTGAGGCTGACGCGCTGAAAGGTGTGACCGGAAGCCGCCTTAAAACGCAGGTACGTTCTGCGCTGATGATTCAGGAAATGAAACTGCGTAATTCGCTGGGTCTTGATGCGTTGAACAGAACCCGAAAAATGGCGACGGTTGATTGGACCGCAGCCGTGATGAATGAACGCGGCGCTGCTGTAGCAAAAGCTATTGGAGACGGTAATTACACCCACCTGACTGACTTTTTGGCCGGTTTAAAAGCAGACGGCACAAGACTTGTGGGGATGGGTACGCTGACGCCAGCAACGCTGAATAGTTTGGTAAAAACTGAACGCCAAAACATTGCAAAGCAGGTAATCAACGCTTGGCGTGCGCAAGGTAACAAATCCTACACGGAAATCGCTAACGCGCTGCAGACCGGACATTTTGCAACTGCAAGCACGGACCCCAAAAATATCGCGATCAACAAATTAACGTCTGCGATGTACCGCGACATCCTGCAGAAAGATCCAACACTGAAGGGTCGGATAGAATCTAACCTTCTTAAAAACGCGTCCGACCAAGTGACTGCTAAATCGGACAAGTTAGAAATTGCTGACGCAAAACGACAATTCGCCACAGCCGAATCCAACTGGCTGACCAAACTTACATCCCCGCTTGGGCCGGATGAAACACGTCAGTCACGCATCGCGAGTCTGCGCAGCGATTTAACCGCACTCAAAACAAATGTCGGTGTTGGTGGTTTGGGTAAAGAATTTAACGCACTTGCCGCAAGCCTAGACGCATACGAAGACGGCTTTGCACCGCAATCGGACCCAGAAACGTTGTCGCAAGGCCGGGAAATGGCGGTCGACAAAACCCTGACGTTTGCTTGGGTTAACAGTCAAAAAGATCAGTTGGACGAAGCGGGTTATTCCGAACTGATTAAAGCCATGAAACCCATTAGGAACGACGCAGAAAAAGAGGCGCGTAACACAATCAAACGCGCCTCACGTTACGACCTTGCGACAAGTCTCGGCGGCTCAAGATTGCCAGCGAACGAAAGACGCAAGATCGAACAAAACTATCAAACTGCGCTAACCGAACTAGACGCGTATCTAGCTGAAAACCCACGTGCCAGCAGGGCAGACATACGTGCGCAAGGCTTGGTGATTTCTGCCAAATTAAACCAAGGCACGGCTGAATTGATAACCTCTCAGCGCGACCTCGCATTAAGTTTTCGCGTCAAGCAATTACGGCAAAATTTTAAAGGTCAGTTTACGGATGACGATTTAATCGACTTTGAATCGATAGCAAAATTTTATGAAAAGAAGGGTCAAGCAAATACCGCAAAACAAGTGCGCAGGCAGGCGGCAACGTTTAAAGAACTAATAGGTAATAATTGATGGCAGAGACGCAGAACGCACCGATGCCACAGGCAGCAGCAGCATCAACAGCAGCAACAGAAACAGAAGCAGCAGCAACAGACAATGAACTCCAACTGGGTGGCAGCGCGGTAGATTTTTCGCAGATACCGTTGCTTGAAACGCAGCCAAAGATGGTCAACCCGCTGACCGAAAACTTGGATGATAACTGGGATGTATCAGACAGCATCGCGCAGGACACTGAATGGGTCATCGGTGATTTCAACATGCCGGAATTGCGGATCAAACATGACGCACCTATGTCGACCACATACTTGATGGGTTTGGGTGCAAACGGCGAAGCGTTTGAAATCGGATCGCAGCCCTACGGGACAGAGCCGGCGCAGCCGACAGAAGCCGACAGCGGTATTTTGTCGGTGCTGGGTCAGGGGTATCGCGGTGCATATGAGGGTTTTAAAGAACTAAGCAAAATATTTGGTGACCAATACCCTGACCGCATTGCAAAAATGTTTCCGTTTCTGCTGGCTGCACAAACACCCGCGTTGTTAAGCGGCGAAGACCCTGCAGAGTTGATGCCGCCAGAACGCAACAAGGAAGGTATCGCAGGTCCACTGGCATATGAATTTGGCCGCATAGGGGCGGGATATGGCGTTGGCGGTCCTGCTGCCGCGTCGATGAAACTGGCTAAAAATATAAAAGGGTTAGGTGCAGTCGGGACCAACCTGCTGCGTCTGCTGTCATCCGGCTTTACCCGGTCAATGGTTGCCGGTGGCATCGCAGAGGCCGTTACGTTGCCAGAAGACGAAAAGTCGATGATCGATGAGTTTCTGACGCCCTACATCACAAGCCTAGGTGACGACGAAAAGCAGTCACTCGCAAACGCGCTGATTGATACATACACAGATTTGTTTGCCAAAGACCCGGAAGCAAGCGAGTTAATTAACGACCTGCGAGTCTTTAATGCCGGCACAGTAGAAGGTGCAGCTGCAGACGCGCTGATCCGTGGCCTGATGTTTGGCATCAAAAAGATTGGCCTTAAACCTTTGTTGACAGCAGGCGGTTTGCTGACCGGTGCGTTTGCCGGGTCAGAAGCAGAAGCAGGTCCAATTAGCCCACTGCTGGAAGTGTTTGGCCTTGGCCCAGACGCGCTTGGGTTCTACAGCAAGGCTGCACGCGAAGTCGATCAGGTTGCACAGGAAACCATGCCTGCTGACGCTTGGCGCAGCTATTTGTTCGAAGGCAAGCAGCCGCGTATGAAAAAAGAGGAATGGGAATGGCTGGGCATGGACGACTTCTTTGCACGCAAAGGAAACCAAGCCACGGTCGACAAAGCCGACATACTTGAACACATACGCGCAAACCAGCTGGTCATTAAAGAAGAACGCCTTGCTGGCGGATCAGTAGACGAATTTGGCGAAACGGGCGAGGCGTATGTTTACGTCAATGACGAGGCATACAACGAAGCAGCTGACTACCGCAGAATTGTTCAACAATACCGAAATTCGAATGATACTTCTTTTGGTGGCCGCGAAGAAATGGGACGTGCCATTTCGAATTTAAATTCTCGATATGACGATCAATGGGGTGGCGGAAATCTTTTGCGCGGCGACATCGAAGTAAGCACCATCGACAGCGGTATAGAACGGGCGGGTGACATTGATTACGACGCAGGCGAATACGGCCAAATAGTCGAATTTGTAGACTACAATGCAAAGCCAAAACGTGACGGCATCACAAACGACATCCGCCGAATTTTTGAAGATTTTGGCGACGTCGATGCGCGTAGAAGTGAAACAGATTTAGCAGAAGAATATGGTGATTTATCGGGCGAAGTAACAAACGAAGATTTCGTAGATTCGTTGCGAACGCAAGTGCAGACAGCCGGCGAAGGTGCGCCGCTGTTTCCTGATACGCCGATCACCACGCCAAACGGTGCTGTACTGACACGCAAACAAGCACTGCAAATCATTGACGATTACGAAACCGGCATAGACCCATCGTATCTGACCTATGTGCGTGAACTTGAAAACGCAAAAGATGGAGAAGCCTTTGGTGCGGTGCTGCGAGAAATACAGCAAAACTTCTTTTCAGACATTGAAGCAAACGACGCGCTGTACCAAATTTTGCACCGGCAATCTTCGTACCGTATCGACGGTGTAGACGGTATCGACCCAAATTCTACGTTTACACAATACGACGATGCTTTGCAGGAAGCGCAAAATCTGCTGCGTGGAAACGTGCAGCGACAAGTCGATTTAATAAACAGAGACGTAGACGCAATTGAAGCAGCTGTAGACGCTGGCGACGACGAGTTTGCAGGCGAAGTGATACACGGCAAGGCAAAATGGGACATGCCGGCGTATCGCACACCCGGCGGCAAGAACTACCGCGAGTTCGCATTAAGGTTTCCTGAAGAACAGGGCATTACGCCTGCAGCACGCATGGGCGAAGAAAGGTTCCGCGAAGCCCATTTTGGCAAAGGCGTATTTGCGCACGCACGCATGTCTGAACATAAGGTATTAGGCGACAAAACCTACACAATCGAAGAAGTGCAGTCGAAACAGCATCAGCAAGGCTATGCAAAAGGGTACAAACGCGCAGACAAACCACTTCAGTTCGAGGAGCCGTTTCAGGCAATCGAAATGTCAATTAGTCCCGGTTTTTATGAAGTACAGGACGCAAACGGAAGATTCATTACAAACGTCATACACGATCTCGATGAAACCACCGGGGGTACAAGATCGGAGGCCAATGCAATCGAAGTAGCACGGACACGCATCGCAGAAGGCACGCCGGTAGGTGGCGCTGATCTGGGTGTACCAGACGCACCGTTCAAAACGACTTGGCATGAGTTTACGCTAAAGCGTCTAATCACAGACGCTGTTGAACGCGGCTATGATCGCATTGCATGGACGCCGGAAGCTGTACAGACAGAACGATATGGGTCAGCTGCTGTGCCGGATTTGTACGAACTTATTTACGAACAGCGCATGCCGCAGTGGACAAGGAAGTGGCTGAAGAAAACCGACCCTGACGTTAAGTTAGAGACTGCCGACGTGGGAACCAAAAAAGGTTATTTCACTTTTAAGCTCACCGACAAAATTAAGAACGCGGTCGAGCAAGGCAACTTTGAATTGTTTGCAGTCGGCACACCCCTTGCAGCTGCACTGACCGCAATACAAACCGGCGGCATGTTTGTGCCGGAAGACGAAGACTTGCGCGGCGGCATGACAAAGCAGCAATACATCGCCGCTAGGCGACAGGCGATAGAGGAAGGTCGCAGTCAGGCATTTGTCGACAGGCATTTTCCTATCGCGACAGAACCAAAACAACCACCCCAACAACAACCGGTCTACTAGATGGCAATTGATCTTGAACAACGGCGCGAAGCAATTCGTGCCGACAGGAAAGCTGCGCGTATGTCAGGCGCGGGTGGTCCGACGCAACGCATGCAGGGCGATGATGAAAAGATACAAGTTGCGGGTGCGTTAAAGGCGTTAAAGCCGCTGCTGTTCCCAAGCAAAGCCGGTGAAGCGTTTACGCGTGGTCGTGACGAAGTACGCGAAGCAGGCCGAGAAGCCGGGGGAGGGCAGCGGACTTTATCGCCCGTTACGCCGCAGACAGCACCGCTGTTGTCTGACGACCTTCAACGCACAGTTGATGAAGCGTTTGCGCCAATCATCGAACGTACACGCGGATCACGTCTTGATAGTGAGGCAGAGACGTTAGGTGGTGGACCAGCGGCAGATGGCGGACCACCAGCACCGCGTATGACGGATGATGAGTTGCGCGAGGCGCTACTTGAACGCCGCACACCACAGATGGCACGCCGTGACGCTGCAACAGCTGAACAGGAAGCGGAATACCTTGATGCGTTTAACTACTCGAAAGAGCTAGACGAAGACTACGGCATAGCTAACCCGCTGGCTGATGCTGACACCGACCAAATCCTGAAATTTATACAGGCACCGGAAGATGTAGACCGCGCCATCAGAGTAGTTGCCGGTTTGTATGGCGATGCAAAGACTGTGCAGAAAGACGCCGTTACACGCGAGATGGCGGCGGCGATGAACGTGTCGGAAGAAGTGCTGGATCAATCAACAAAGATTTGGGACAGCGCCACGACGCTTGCCGCCCGACATCTGCTTGCGCTGTCGGGCCAGCGTCTTGCGCAGCTGACTAACCGCGTTAATCAGTTAAGTAAAACTGGCGATGATACGCGGATTATGCACGCACAGCTGCGACGTCAGCTGGTGCTGCATTCAGTTATCAACAACAAAATCCGTGGCGTCCGCGCAGAACAGGGCAGGGCGTTGCGTGCGTGGTCGATGGACATCGATATAGACAATCCATTGCAGTCAATGGACCAGATCGATGCGCTGCTGGATCAAACTGGTGGTGTTGCGGTGTCACGCGACCTTGCAAAAAAACTTGGCAACGTATTAAACGAAAGGGGCGAAGCCGGCCTCAATACATTTTCCCTCGGTGGCGCGTATGCCAATACTAAAGAGGCTGTCCACTTTGCGTGGAAAGCGGGCCTGCTGTTTAACCCGCGATCCCAAGGCAAAAACATTATTGGCAATTTTTTGCTGAAATTGATGAGTTTGCCGGAACAGGCCGTTGCAGGTGTCGCGGGTTCCGCAGAACGCGGCATTCGCCGCGCAATAGGATCAGGCAAACAGGCAGAAGGCGTCTATATTGGTGAGTCAATGGCGCGTGCGCTTGCCATACACGATGGTTTCCGTGATGCGTTACGGATGATAGGCGCGTCCATTAAACAAGGCCCGACAAACCCATCTGGAAAAGTCGAGGGAATTAACACCAGCGTAAATCCAATCAGCGGTCAACGTGCCAGAGAAACCCTTGGCGAAACCGTTGGAAACAGACTTGTACCGGAAAACGGCATTATCAGCACAGGCATAGATTACATGGGCAAAGGCGTTGGAATGTCCTTTGCCGGCCTGCAATCGATGGACGAATTTTTCCGCACTGTCGTTGAACGCATGCAGATATACGAAATCGCGTACCGCGAAGCAGCGCGTGTGATGAACGACCCAGCATCCCGCAACACAGCGGAAGCGTTAGAACGTGCCACAAACGCCGGGGCTGAAATCTTGGCTGACCCGATGTCGGTAAAAGAACAGCTTATAGAAGCCGCTGACTACGCCACGATGGTCGACAAGTTTGGTGCCGTTGGTAGTAAATCAGAAATGTTTTACAACACCGCTAGAGTCATCCAGAACACTGCGGTTGGCGGGTTTTTATTTGGTTTTCTAAAAACACCCGCAAACGTCATCAAGCGTGTCGCGGAACGCAACCCGATGATGGCCGCACTATACCCAAAAATTTACAAGGAATTATTTAGAAGCGATCCGGTAGTGCGGCAAAAAGCAATTGGTCGACTTGTAACCGGCAGCATGATTATGGCCAGCGCTTGGTTTGCAACCGCAGACGGGCGTGTAACCGGATCAATGCCGCGTGACCGTGCGACGCGGAAATTATTGAAATCGTTAGATTGGCAACCATATTCGCTTGTTTGGCCGGGGGAAGACCACGACCCATCGAAGCCGTTATTTGACAAAAACGGCATACCTACTGGCAAACATAATTATTTAAGTTTTGCCGGTCTTGAACCAATTGGCGCTTTGTTGGCAATACCAGCAGCCACTTATGAACGTTTGTCACGTACTAAAGCACTTGATCACCCTGATTGGATACAAAACGCAATGGACATCGGTATGACCGCCGTCCTTGAGTCTGGTCGATACGTTAAAGAATTGCCGATGCTAGAAGGCATGTCGATGATCCAAAAAGCGTTGGAAGGTACGTTTAAAGAAAAGGACGGTTCGTTCTCACCAGAAATAGGAAGAATTTTAGAAAAGTTTGGCGGCACTTTTTATGGCGTCGTTCCCAACCCGGTCAGTTCACTGCAACGCTCTGTCTCACGCGAGGTTGACCCGACAAAGCGTGACACTGCGTCGTTTGCTGGCCGCTGGACCGAAGCAGAAATAATAAATTCAGTTGACCCACAGGTAAAAAATAACTTTGCGTTGTTTGGGCTAGAAAAAAACTCGCCAGCATCAACTGCAATTCAAGCGTTCTTTAACGCGCAACGCGCAATAGAGTTGTTTACCTCTGGTGATCAAGGCGACCAAGGCGAACAGCCGCTGCCGGTTAAATACGACCCTGCAGGTTTTCCAGAACAGGAAGGCACCGGTCTAACTAACGATCCGTATGTGTCGATCTACAACATGATGATGCCTATGAATTTGTCAGCGGCAGGTAAATCAAAAATGAGTGCCGGCCTGCGTGAGTCATTGTCAGAGGCGTATCGCGTTGGCGCAAACTTGGATCACGAAGGGTGGGCGTCCTTCAAAGGTGTTGACCTATCTCCAGCGGAAAAAGCGGAGTGGGTGCGTTTATCGAAAAACGAAGTCTCCTTGGGCGGGTTATCTTACCGAGACGCGCTGGAAAACGTTTTAATGCGGCCTGACTATCAACAGGCTTTGCAGGACGGTAACGACCACCAGATCCGCAAAATCTACGACACATTGCACAACGATTACAAAGCAGAAGCAATGGGCGGCAACTGGTCCCTAGAGGGCAGGCCAAACAACCCCTACGCACCGTTCGCAATCAAGTTTCCCGATACGTGGGAAACAATCCAGCGCCGCGCGAGATGGTCTGCCAGCACCGATGAGGGTGGCACAGGCGCAAACCCATCAATGCCACCACCACCACCGTATTGAGGATTAAATTATGACGGTATCGACAACCACGCTAAAAAATTCGTATAGCGGAAACGGTAGCACAACTGCGTTCGCGTATGGGTTTAAGGTCTTTGATTCCAGCGAACTGAAGGTATACATCAGATCCAGCACGGGTACTGAAACGCTGAAATCAGAAGGCACTGGATCGGCTCACTACGGTGTATCGGGTGTTGGTTCGTCGTCAGGTGGCAACGTTACTTTTGTGACCGCGCCTGCGTCCGGCGAGACAGTCGTTATTCTCCGCGATACCGCTCTGACGCAATCGCTTGATCTGGTCGAAAACGATCCGTTCCTGTCAGACTCATTTGAGGACAGCTTGGATAAGCTGACCCACACCGTGCAGGAACTCGACGAGGAAGTGCAACGGTCCTTTAAGGTAAGTAAAACAAACAGCATCACGACGCCGGAATTTACCGACAGCGCATCCGACCGCGCCTCGCGTTTACTTGGCTTTTCGTCGGACGGTAATACGCTTGAAGCAACGACGGGCAGGGTCAATACGGTCACCGTTTCCAACGTCGCAACAAGCAGTGGCTCTCCGGGGTCCGCTACCGCCAGCTTCACGACATCAAGCGGCGCGTTGGCGCTGGGCATACCAGTGGGACAAACGGGCCACGCTGGTGTGTCAATGCAATATTCGACGACGACAACCGACTCTGACCCCGGTGCCGGGTTTATCCGTGGAAATAATACCAGCCTAAACTCATGCACTATACTATATGTCGATGACTCTGACGGCACGACCGACATTAGCGCGTGGGTGCAATCGTGGGACAATTCCAGCAGCGGCTCAAAAGGGTTTATCACGCTGGCTGGCAACCCGAATAGTTCGTCGCCGCTGGTAATCTTTAAAGTCAACGGGACGGTCACAGACGCCAGCGGATATACCAAGGTGCCGGTTGCGTATGTAGCTGGCAGTACATCAATTACAAACAGCGCCGAGATCAGCGTGCAGTTCTCACCGGCTGGCGATGGCGATGTAGCTGGTCTCGATTATACGTTTAGCACGACCACCACCGACAGCGATCCCGGCACGGGCGTGCTGCGCTTGAACCACGGCACGATTGGCAGCGCCACAGCAATCTACATCGACGACAGTGACGCCAACAGCGCGGATGTGTCTGCGTATCTTTTAACGTGGGATGACAGCACCAACAGTGCTGATCGCGGTCAGATTTACATTACTAAGAAATCAGCGCCTGCAAACTTTGCAATCTTCAAAGTCAGCGGCGCAAGCACCGATGCTTCGGGTTACGTCAAGCTGGCAGTAACGCACGTCAGTTCAAGTGGCAGTTTCAGTGATACTGATCCGATTGCTGTTGAGTTTAACCGCACGGGCAACGCTGGCGCAGACGGCACGATGTCAGGGCCGGGGAGTAGCACTGATAACGCTGTTGCGCGGTTTAACGGCACGTCCGGTGAGACGGTCCAAAACTCTGGCGTCACGCTGGATGACTCAAATCATTTAAGTTTTCCAGACAGCGCCAAGGCGCAGTTCGGCGGCTCTAACGATCTACAAATCTACCACGATGCCAGCCACAGCTACATTAACGACGCAGGCACCGGCAATCTAAAGATCGCCAGCAGCCAGATTGATCTACTCGGCGGGACTGACGCCGGCGAGACGATGGCTACGTTTGTCGACGATGGTGCGGTCACGCTGTATCACGACAACACTGCCAAGATTGCGACTAGTGCGACAGGTGTTTCAATTACCGGCACATTGGTTGCAACGACCGACACTGACACGTCAAACTCTGGCAGCGTTACGCTGGACTTCGGAGCGAACCAGAATTTTGTCTTGACCTTGACCGGCAACGTCACGTTGGCCAACCCATCAACTGAGCAAGTTGGACAGGCTGGCGTCATTGTCTGCATACAGGATGGCACGGGTAGCAGGACACTAAGCCTCGGCACAGATTACGAAACGGCTGGCGGGGCTGGCATTACATTATCCACGGCGGCAAGCGCGGTGGATGTGATCCCATATTTTGTAAAGGCGTCCGGCTCTATACAGTTGGGTGCCGTACAGTTGGCGTTCGCCTGATGCCGGTAAGCTCACAATGGTTTGCTAATCCCGGCGTGACGTATGAGATAGATCAGTCTATTCGTTTTAATGACGACGATAGCGCCTATCTCAGCCGGACACCCGGCAGCGCAGGCAATCGCCGCACATGGACATTTAGCTGTTGGGTTAAACGGGGAAATTTGACCGGCGCAAATCAGCCTATCTTTTCCGCTGGTGGTGACGATTGGCTGATGTTTCTTAGCGCTGAAACGCTTGGCTTTAATACCGACGGCAGTAGCAATTATCGCATAGTCACAACTCAGTTATTCCGTGATCCCGGTGCGTGGTTTCATTTGGTGCTGCGTGTTGACACAACTAATTCGACCGCTGGGGACAGACTGCGCCTTTACATTAATGGGTCAGAGGTCACTGACTTTGGAACAGATACAAATCCGACGCTGAATTACGATACGGCATTCAACAATACCGGCGAACACAACATCGGCAAGCTGGTTGGCGCGTCACAGTATTTCGACGGTTACCTATCCGAAATACACCATGTCGATGGAAGCAGTCTCGGGCCGGACAGTTTCGCGGAGACCTCAAGCGACACCGGCCAGTGGGTGCCGAAGGCTTACTCTGGGAGCTACGGAACAAACGGCTTTTACCTCAAGTTTCAAGATAGCTCTAGCCTTGGTGATGACACCTCTGGGAATACTAATGATTTTACCAGTAACAATTTGGCAGCGGCCGACTCCGTAAGCGACTCGCCTACTGCCAACTGGTGCGTCTGGAACCCAATCGACACCTCGTTTAACGACAATGTTACGAGCGATGGAAATTTAAAAATTACGACAGCTAGCCCCGGCTATACGCGCTTTCAACTTGGCACAATTGGAGTGACCAGCGGCAAATGGGAGTGGAAATGGACGCCTACAGACAGCCTTAGTGACGGTGGTATTGGCGTGGATGATGGCACCAGCCAAGCGGCGACCGGGGCATCAAGCGGGGCAATCTCAGACCAGTCAGCTAATGGCGTAATCTACCGAAGCGGCGGGACAAAACTCGTTAACGGTAGTGCGACTTCTTACGGAGCCAGCTTTGCTGCTGACGATGTTATCCGTGTCCAGCTTAACCTTGATGCTGCTACTAAAACGATAGAGTTTTTCAAGAACGACGCCAGCCAAGGCACGATCAATCTCAACGACAATGTGACGTATTTCCCGGCACAGTTTTCCGCTGATGCGGGGCTAGTATCGGTGACTGACTTTGGGCAATCAGGATTTACTCCTGCGTCTGGGTTTGAGGCACTGAATACTTCTAACCTAGATACACCAGCAATCACAGATGGGTCAAAGTACTTCCAGAGTACGCTTTACGCCGGTAATGGCTCAACGCAATCAATCAACCAATCTGGAAACAGTACGTTCCAGCCAGATTTGGTATGGATCAAAAACCGCAGTGCCGCAGATGGTCACGTTCTGACCGATGCCGTGCGTGGCGCAACAAAAATTCTAGCATCAGATGCCACCACTATCGAAACCACTGACGCTGACACGCTGACAGCTTTTGAGTCAGATGGTTTTGCGTTGGGCGACGACGATAAAGTAAACACGAGTTCTGAAAATTTTGTAGCGTGGCAGTGGTTGGCCGGAAACAGTTCAGGCAGCACTAATGATGATGGATCAGTTGATAGTACGGTTACAGCAAATACCACGGCAGGATTTTCAATTTGTAAATTCAACCCCGGCGGCAATTCCAACATCACTTT